ATCGACTTCCAAAAAGTCTCATCGTACACTAGCGAGTATTAAGAGGAACCAAAATGAAATTAATGTGCGAAATTAACGAGAGCGTAAACTTTCTCGTAGAAGAAAAAGAAGGCAAGAAGCATTACTTCATCGAAGGTATCTTCATGCAAGCAGATCTACCTAACCGTAATGGTAGAATGTATCGTAGCGATATTCTTGAAAGAGAAGTCAATAGATACAACACAGAATATGTTAAGGAAAACAGAGCGTTTGGCGAACTAGGTCATCCATCTGGTCCTAACATTAATCTAGAGCGTGTTTCGCACATGACACAGAAGTTATTCAAAGAAGGTTCTAACTTTATTGGTAGAGCAAAGATCATGGATACTCCTTATGGTCAGATTGTTAAAAACTTGATGAGTGAAGGTGCTAAGCTCGGAGTATCTTCAAGAGGTATGGGATCTCTTGTAGCTAATAGTAAAGGTATCAATGAAGTGCAAGATGATTTCCATCTAGCTACTGCTGCTGATATCGTTGCTGATCCATCTGCTCCTGATGCATTCGTAAGAGGCATTATGGAAGGAGTTGAATGGGTTTGGGACAATGGTATCTTGAAGGCCCAGCGTCTTGAAGAGATGAAAAAAGAAATTCAAAAGACTTCTAGTCGTAATCTTGAAGAACAAAAGATTAAAGTCTTTACAGAATTCCTTCGCTCACTGTAAGAATTTAAAATATAAATAATAAAGAACATTTAAGGAGTTATAAATGGCAACAAAGAAACAATTAGATGAATTATCAGTGGGTGGTGGCGCTACAGGAGTCTCTATGGTTCCTGATGCTGGCACAAAGAAAACCACACTGCCTAATTCTAAAAGTCAAGGCGACATGAATCCTCAGTCAGTAGCTGGTGATCAGGAAGAAACTGATTCACAAAACAATACAGCACCAACAGGAGATATGTCTGCTCAGAATAAAGCAACTATAGCAACAAAGGGCGCAGCAATGAAAGAACATATCGACGCTATGTTTAATGGTGAAGATCTTTCCGAAGACTTCAAAGAAAAAGCATCTACTATTTTTGAAGCTGCTGTACAAGCACGCATCTCTGAAGAAGTTGCTCAGTTGGAAGAACAATATTCTACAAAGCTAGAAGAAGCTCTTGAAGAAGTAACATCTGAGATGTCTTCTAAACTAGACGACTACTTGAACTACTGTGTTGAGCAGTGGATGAAAGAGAACGAAGTTGCTATTGAACATTCTCTAAGAACAGAGATCACAGAAGAATTCATGGAAGGTATGAAGAAGCTTTTTGCTGAAAATTATATCGAAATTCCAGAAGACAAATTGAATGTATTGGAAGAGTTGACAGCTACTGTAGAACAACTAGAAGAAAAGTTGAATGCTCAGATCAACGAAAACATTGAATTGTCTAAATCCATTAGCGAATACACAAAGCATGAAATCTTTGATCAAGTAGCTGAAGGTCTAGTAATGACACAGGTTGAGAAACTTCGTCAGCTAGCAGAGGGCATTGACTTTGATAGTTCAGAAAACTATAAGAAGAAATTGGTTCTTGTTAAGGAAAACTACTTCCCTGCAAAACCAGCTGCTCAAGACATGAAAGAAGAAGATGAAGCGATTGGCAACAATGAGTTGAGCGAAGAAACACAAGTTTCTTTCCAAGATCCTTCAATTAAGCGCTATTTTAATTCAATCGCGCGTACTTCAAAAGTATAAATAAAATCATATTAACCCTCTAAGGAGATCCGCATGAACTTACAAGAAGACATCCAAAGAAAGTGGGAGCCAATCCTAGCTCACCCTGACTTGGCCCCAATCAAAGATACGCACCGTAGAAGCGTGACAGCTGTTGTTCTAGAGAACACAGAAAAAGCTCTTCGCGAAGCAAATCAATATGTTCCACAAACATTGACAGAAGCAGCTCCAGCAAACCAAACAGGTGCTGACATTGACACATTCGACCCAGTTTTGATTAGCTTGGTTCGCCGTGCAATGCCTAACTTGATTGCTTATGACATCTGCGGTGTTCAGCCAATGACTGGCCCAACAGGCTTGATCTTCGCAATGCGTTCTAAGTACAGCAACAGCTCTAACAGTGGTGTTGAGAACTTCTACAATGAAGTTAACACATCATTCTCTTCTGTTGTTTCAGGTGCTAACACACTTGGTCAGAAAATGGTTGGTACCTATCCAGGTAACACAACTACAGGTACAGCTAACTTGGCTGAAACAGGCATCTATAACTTCGGTTCTGGTATGTCTACAGCTCAAGCAGAAGCTCTTGGTACTTCTGGCAACGTTGCATTTGCTGAAATGGCATTCTCTATCGAGAAAGTTACAGTTACAGCTAAATCACGTGCTTTGAAAGCAGAATACACAATGGAACTTGCACAAGATTTGAAAGCAATCCATGGTCTAGACGCAGAGACAGAATTGTCTAACATTCTTTCTGCTGAAATTCTTGCTGAGATCAACCGTGAAGTTGTTCGTACAATCAATGTAACAGCTACAAAAGGTGCTACAGAGAATACAACAACAGCAGGTCGTTTCGACTTGGATACAGACTCCAACGGTCGTTGGTCTGTTGAGAAGTTCAAAGGTTTGATGTTCCAAGTTGAGCGTGAAGCTAACCAAATTGCAAAAGCAACACGTCGTGGTAAAGGTAACATGATCATCTGTTCATCTGATGTAGCTTCCGCTCTTCAAATGGCTGGTGTTCTAGATTACGCTCCTGCTCTTAACAGCAACAACTTGAATGTTGACGATACAGGCAATACATTTGCTGGTGTGTTGAACGGTCGCGTACGTGTTTACATCGACCCATATGCTGGTGGCAACTATATGGTTGTTGGATACAAAGGTTCTAGCGCATTTGACGCTGGCTTGTTCTACTGCCCATACGTTCCTCTACAAATGGTTCGTGCTGTTGATCCAGACAGCTTCCAACCTAAGATTGGTTTCAAAACACGTTATGGTATGGTTGCAAACCCATATGCAGAAGGTTCAACAGTTGGCCTTGGTGCATTGACAAAAGACTCTAACGTCTACTACAGACGCGTGTTGGTCGATAATCTTATGTGATATTCTCCTTTTTGGAGTTATATTAAAGGGCCTTCGGGCCCTTTTTTAAAAATCAAATTACATCTTGTTGACACTATGAAAACATACACAGTATATAAATTAACTTCTCCATCTGGTAAATCATATGTTGGATGGACTGGAAGAAAGCTCAAGAAAAGACTTCAAGATCACATTAGCGAAGTTCGTAGAGGATTAGTGCGACCAATACAAAATGCACTTCGTAAATACTCACTAGATCTTTGGGATAAAGAGATATTGGTGGAAACTAAAGATTATACTGAATCATTAAAGGCTGAAGTACATTTTATAAACCAATTTCAAACTACTGATCCTTCTAAGGGTTATAATATATCAACTGGAGGTGAGTGTGGAGCTAGTGGTGTTACTAGATCAGAAGAAGTAAGACAGAAAATAAGGGAAGGTAAACAAAGGTCTTTTTGGAGGTCTACACCAGAGCATGGAGCAAAAATAAGTGCTGCGTTGAAGGGACATCCATCTTCAGAAAAACAAAAACAAGCAACTGTTAAAGCTCGAGCTAGAATATACAGTGTAGTGTTTCCTGATGGAAGTGTTCATGAGATATATAATCTTAATTCTTTTTGTAGAGATATGGGATTAGATGCTCCCAATCTTAGAACATCTTCATCTAAAGGATACCGTTTACATAAATAAAAGATAGAATCCCCGAAGAGGGATATTGAGAGGACCTTCGGGTCCTCTCTTTTTTTGCCTGACATAAATAGTAGAAAGGAACCTACTATGAGTGCATTAACAAACACCCCAACAAATAGAAACTTTCTCTCACCTCTAAACTTCAGATTGGTGCTGCAGAAAGCACCTCTACTTAACTTCTTCTTGCAAAGTGCATCCATTCCTGGGTTGACATTTGCAGGTAATGTAATAATGCCAACACCAATGATGGATATTCCAAT